GTTTCCCCGTTCACTAGTTGGTTATGCGAAGGTTACAGTCCCCTGCATCGAAACGGTGCAAGTGGCGATTCCGGCCGAGTCGAAAGTAACGTCGCAGGAGACGATGTACATGGCCGCGCCGGTCCAGACGCCCGTAGCCGACTCGACCGTGACGGCGACAGCTGCGGGGGTTGCAATAGCGACCTGGAGAGCGTCGTAAATGCCGGCGTTCTCGTCGTAGAGGAAATCGAGCGAGATCGTCGAGTTCAGGTCGGTCTGGTTGAATGCGACATCCGAGAGGGTCTTGGTACGGATGATCGTGGGCGTGGTGGTGATGGTGCCGGTCGTGATCTGCTCTTCGTACTGGGCGGCGCCAACCTCGACGGTGAACGCGGCACCAGCCACGGAAACAACAGCCATTTAATTCTCCTTCATTGAAACGGAGACGTTTATCTCCGTGGTGTAGACGGTGCCTTGCGCTCCCACATCATTTAGCTGCGGGGGGTTTACGACATCCCAGGAAAATCCGGCTGGGATGAGCGGGAGGAGGAGGTCGATAGCGTTCTCGACGTCCAGGGTCGCGGCCTCATTGTTTCGAGGGCTAATAACGATTAGGACGCGCCAGCGCACCCGGTAGCCGAGGGCGGTGCCGCGCTCATGGGTGATCCACGGTGAGTCGGGGATGATGACGACTGCCGGGGGCCGAGGTACGGCGGGTACGGTTGTGTAGACCTGGAGGCCTTGCCCGGTAAATGCGGCGACTAGGGCTTCTCTGGCTTCCGTGACTAGGGCTGTCATCCGATCATGCCGTTCACGTTCATATATGGCCCGAGGAGGGACATAACGCGGCGGGTCATCCAGACCGATAAGCGGTAAGGCCCTGGGCTGAAGTCGGTCGCCACGGCCTGGCCGCCGGCGGCGGTGCGTGCCTGGAAGATCTCGACCGCGACTGATAGGGCTGCCTCTTTGCAGGCTGGGGGCTCTAGTTCGTATGCGGCGTCGGTGAGTAGGGACGCGACGATATCGTCGGCGGCTGCGGCCACCTGATCGTAGGGCTCGGTCGGCGGGTCATAGTCGAGGTCTAGCGCGTCAGCTAGTTCCTCACCCGTCACCAGTGCCATATCGTCGCGTCCCTTATCTCAGCGGTTAGGCGTTCGCAACTCGGACGATGCCAGCGGGCAGGAATGCTGCGGTAACGCCATAGCCATAGATAGCGATGTCGCGACCCAATTTTCCTACGTTTTCTGCTGTCGCCAAGCGAGGGCCGTCTTCGACCCAACGGGCTGCCGCCCCATTCGTCACGATCGCGTTGTAGGCCGCGTTCGTGTCGAGCCAAGTGGCGCGAATGACCGGGAGGCCGGACACATTCACGCGCAAGGTTGACGCGGTTGCGACGCCGGAGACGTTCTGCACGGTGTAAGGCTCGGGCTGGAAGGTGCTCCAGCCGCCGATCTTCTTAAAGACTGCGGTCGAGACGAAGACCGCGCTGGCCGGGGCCTGGGTTGCGTCCTCGACAGTAACGGATGCGCCAAACACCGCTTCACGGAATCCGGCACCAGTGGTGTCGGCCGCGAAGTCGTAGTCCTGAAGGCCGGTGCCGTCAAGCCACAAATCCTGGGTAAATTTGCGGTCGGTCACGGTCGCGTATGACGCGGCCATGATGCGGTTGTGAGCGTCGAGGTACGAAGGGCTTGAGCGCTGCAACAGCTGGTAGGAAATGTCCGAGCCAGCGGCGTAGGTGTCAAGAGTCGCAGTACCCTTTTCGAGGTTGATAGCGACGCTGTTAACTTCGTCCTTCTCGTTGGCTTGTGCTTCGACAATATCGGTCAATGACCCGTCGAAATAGGGCCAGTTGATGTCCATGCCTGCGACGCCGGCAGACATTGGGCCGCCGACGCCGGTGATGACGCGGCGTCCGAGGTCGATGATTCCCTGAACCTGGAGCATCCAGTTCGGGGGCATGACGCCCGGGTTATTGTCCGTCACCTGATCGAAGAGTGCGCGGGACTCCACGTCGCCGGCGAGGACTGCCTTCGAGTAGTCGCCAAAATCGCGGAACTGGGCAAGCGGGTGAACGGGCTCGCTCACGAATGCCCGGGACTCAACCTGTGAGAGCTGCTGACGTACTTCGGCAATTGCCGATCGTGCTTCGGTGTCAACGGTTACCGCCGGGGCGGTTTCCTCGACGGTTTCGACTGACATTGTTACTTCCTCTCGGATCGCGCTAACGCCTGCGGTGGCGTAAGCGGGCATGTGGGTTATGGACGTCTCCATAAGGGAGGCCGCCATATGCTGGACTGCGGTCTTGGCCCGATTCCAGACAGATTTGGTCGGCATGAATCCGACGCTCAGGCCCTTGGATGAGCCGGTGCGGATCAGGGTAGCGGCGTCGCGGCCCTGGACCGTGTTGGCAATATTAAAGTCGATGTAAAGGCCGTCGGGCTTATTCTCGGCCCCGGTGATAACTCCGATCGGCTCACCATGGCGGTAGGCGATGGGCTTCCCGATGACGTCCTCGACGGCAAAAGCGTTGGGCGCGAAAGACTCGCGTACGTTGCCGATCATGGTGTCGACTCCGTAGGGGACGGCGCGGCCGTAGCCCTGGCCGGCGATGTCGGGATCTGTGGGGTTTTCCCGCATTTCGATGACGAGATCGGTCGTAAATTCGGTGGTCTGCATTATGGCCTCAGCATTGGGTCGGATTGCATTAGGTCGGGTAGGTCTAGTAGTTCGCGGGATTCGTCGATTGAGATAACGTCGAGCGGGCGCAGCGTTGCAATTAGGGCGGCGATCTCGGCTGGGTTGCCGCGCAAGAATACGGAAGTGTCAAATTCGACGGCGTGGCCTCGAGGGGTGATGTCATTCATCGAAAGACGCTGGGAAATCTGGAGCATGACGGGAGTGAGCGATAGGTCTAAAAGCTGCCTATAAAGGTCGACTCTATTGGCATAGGTCAAGGCGCTTCCTGATTGCGTAGCGTTGACCCATGCCGCGTCGAGGTTAGCCTGCCGGGCGACCGCTAGGGCGCTTGCGTTTCTCGCGTCGGTCAGCTGCATATCGTTAGGCGAGAATCCGCCGACTGATTCGGTCGAGATCGTCGAGTTGAGGTAGGCCGTCGAGCGGTTTGTGCGGGCAGTTTCCCAGGCTTCGAGCAAATCGTCGACGACGGCGCCCGGCAGGTCGGCGCCCGAGTTCTTAAGGATCACGTTGGGCACCGGGTACTCGGCGTAGCGCAAGGCTGCCGCCTCGAGTGCTGCGGCCGTGTTTACTGCTGACGCCATTGTGTCCAGCCAGCCGCCGGTCGAGTCTCCGTCGAATCGCACAACGTCGCGAGGCGGAACGGGTACGCCATTCCAGTAGATCGTGCCGAATGCGGGGATCGGGTCCATCATGGCTTCGGTGGTGGCGTCGGGCATGAATGACACCTGTGAGTACGGCATCCAGTCGAATTCGGTCGGGTAGCCATCCCAGGCCCGAGCTGCTACGCGCCAGTAGGCGAACCCGTACAGGAGGAGGTCTTGGACTGTGCGGCCCATGATGGAGGCGTAAGTAGTTTGGGGGCTGGGCTGCACGAGGACGCCACGGGCGACGACCTGATCTTTGCCGACGTATTCCTTGAGCGGAAATGCCGAAATGGTGTTGGTGTAAACCTTAAGGCACTTCACGAATGCCGGAACCTGCATAGCTGTGCTGAGTGCGAGCGAGAACGTGCCCGACTGCTGGATCATCGACAGTAGTTGGGCCGAGGCGTCGCGGACGTACGGGACCGGCTCGGATACTGCCTGCGTTATAGCGGACTGTATCTGTGCCTGGTCCCGCACGACCTTGAGTGAACGGGGAAACGCCACGGGTGTAATTCTCGTGCCATATCACACCATCGTCAAGTATCCAAGGCTATCTGTGCTTTATGCGCGTCGGCGTGTATGAATCCTGGCCATCGGTCGCGGCGTCTTGCTTGCCTGGTAAGCGGCGAACATCGCCGCACGCGCCATGTACACCCCGCCGTGGCCCATGCGAGCAGTCATCGTCCATCCGCCTTGACGCTTCGAGATATTCGACTGGGTGAAATGCTCGAGCAAGGTCTCGGAATCTTCGTGCAGAATCGCCCGCCGGTCAAAGAGGTCGAGAAGGTTTTGGGTTGCAGCTACGGCCTCACGCTGCCCGACCAGTTCGTCGAAACGCTCCTGAAGCCGGTCCACATAGCCAGGAGTTACCTGTATAAAGAGACTGGGGTGATCCTTGCGGATTTCCCCTAGACGTATGTCGACATCCTTGATCGTGCGGTGAGTGGTTGCCCGGACAACGATTCGGCCGTCCTCGAGCGGGGCCGCGATTGCTACGGCGTGGCCCATGCCATCGAAGTCAGACTCCACGGCGACCGACCAGATGGCATCGGGCGGGAGGTCTTCGTCTGAGAGCGTTTCCTTCCACCAGGAATCTTTAAGCCAATGATTAGCCCTAGGCACCCATAGGTTGAGGTATTCGCGGAGCCAGGAGGATTGCTCGATGTTTTCCCATTGGCCTCGTAGGAATGCCTCGCGCTTGTCGTTCCATTCTGGGCTCGCGTATTTCCAGGTCTCGGGATCGTCGGGGTCGGCGGTCGGCGGCGCTGACCACTCGAGTAGCAGGATATTGCCCGGGTCGTCGGCGCCGAGGTGGTCGATGGCCCTTTGCCGGTATGAGGTCATTAGGTCGCTCGAGGAGTCACCAGCTGTGGACACTAGGAAGGCTTGCGGGTTTAGGCGCTCGGCCATGGTCGGCGCGATTGCCCCCATGAATACCTGACTCGGAATGCTCCAGGCCTCATCGAGGAAAGCCATATTGATCGAGAACCCGACGCCGGCGGAATCGTTAGCCGCGTGAATTAGCCAGCGGTCGCCAGACGGTAACTCAATGCCGGCCCGCTCATTTCCCCACCTTGCCGCCTGCTTGCCGTACTTTTCTACGGCCCAGATGCCAGCCGGCCGCATAACCTCCATAGCGGTCGAGCGCTTATTGGCCACGTGCAGGATCGTCTGAGGCTCGCCAAATAGTTCCGCGTGATGTAGCCGCCACATGCAGATCGCCCGAGAGAGTACGGACTTGCCGGATTGCCGGGCGACCGTGAGCACGACCGTCGGCCAGCACAATTCCCCAGTTTCGGGGTAATACTCGAGCGCCCGGTCAAGCGCGTAAGCCTGCCAGCCGCGCAACTGCAACCCGTAAACGCTGGATAGCCAAATTCGAGCCGCGGGACCATGAGATTCCACAGTGCTCCGTTGCGGGCCTGTCTCCAACCGTGGCAATACGAAACCTTCAGGATGTATCCGAGCCTTGTCGGTCACGCTTTGGCCTCTCCTGGAGCCTTGTGGAGCCTTTGGGGGATAATTGAG